ATTACCTTGCTTTCGCATGGGTTACAGTTATATCGGAGAACCATTTAGTGTAGACCGGTATCCTCAACTTTCCAATCGAGTTGACCTTACCTTATTAAAACCGCGTTTCCCTCGGGATAACGGCTAAAGTAAGACTAAGACAGAAGAACCGTCTCATACCGGGCAAGTGAGAAACTCACTTACTCACTAAGGTGGGTAACAGTGGATCTAAAGAGTCCCGAGTGTCGATACCAACGTCTAAGAACTGCACCTTCGGTTGCTGACGATTTCTCGTGAGTCCGTACGTGTATGTTCGAAGGCCAAGGTAACGCTCCGAGCTGAGTCTCGATCTCTCTAAACTCAACCCAAAGATTCTCAAATCCAGCCCAAGTCAGGTCTGGAAGAGAGATTTCCTCGAGTTTGGTGCGAAGGTCCCGGATCGCTATGACAGAGTCTAGGAAGGCCTCTCGATACACGAGTTCATTTAGGGCGTCTGCGAAAGCAGGCGGGAGATTACTCTCTGTCCCCTCTTGAGTCGTCATTCGATCAGGCCCCCGTTCGACTGTGCCATAATGTTCCCGATCCCGATAGACAGTCCCTAGAGTCTTAGCTACCTTAACCAAAGGTAAAAAAGCCTCCAGTGAATCAAGTAAGAGTTTTACCTCTTGCTCGAAGAACTGTGTTACCAGGGCAGAAACCCTAGTTTCCACCTCTTTATAAGAGCCAGCTACCGATTTCATCGGTAACCAGACCTTAAGAGAGGTGTATTTCGGTGATCCAGGACCATAGTACGTGATAACGTAGTTCCGCAACCTTTTCGGCATCGAGAAGAGTCGTTTAGACGCGTTGGCCTTCGCTTTATATCCATAACCTAAAACAGATAACATCTGTCCTAAAGTTAAGGAATATTTTCGCACGAGCTCGAGTAGACCGGCAAGAGATTGCCGGCCCATAACGAACTCAGCGAAAGGAACCATAGAAACGTCTTTCCCTCTCAGGAAAGTACGCTTCGCAAATTCCAATGCGATGCCTGACAATGATACCAGAGATTTATGATCTCCGATACCAACGTCCATTCGACCCATCAAGACCTGATAGGTCCGGGCTACCTTACCATTTCCTATGACTACGTCATCTCCCAAGATGGCGTAACCAGGGAACCACTCTTTATTAGTGGAGATCTCTCCAGCTTTAAAGGCGGCCCACTGAACAAAAGCATGATGGACCAATGCAAGCATGGACCACGAGGACAGCGCCCCCATTGGCTGACCAGTAGCATAAGTGACGAACCCGGTTTTAGACAAAGGAATGGCCTTTTGGCCTTTCCCGAGCTTAATCGTTTTCGGACACGAATACTTCCGAGCAACCAATAGAGACGCCCAGAGTTCTGCCCCCCAACTTGTTAAGAAGGGAGACAGAAGTACTTTCTGCAAGATGACTGGTATCCGGTCAGTAGCAGCCGAAAGATCAAAAGAATACAATGGTGGCAAGCGACCGTCTTTACGGTTTGCTTCCTGCCACTGTACCAATCTTTCAATCGGCTTCAACTGATTAAAGGTCCCATCTTGTGGAATCTCTGCTAATAGCTTGAAAATCCCTTTTTGAAGGGAATCGAAAAGCCATTGGGTCCAGGGGTCCACCATCGCAAACACACGTACCTTGCCAGCCGGCTCGGGTTTGAATCCGAGCTTTCCTAAGTGACCGGTTGCTTCAAAAGGGCAACCAGGACCACTACCGATTGGTAGTGAATCCTCTCACACCCAGAGTTCCTTCCCCCACTCCTCAATTCGGTTCAGCACCCAAATGTTGCCAGTCATCTTACACCACCCTTCTAAAAGGGGGTAAAGAGAGGACTGACGCCAAGCGTATGCTGACGCCAAAATCGAGGCAGGGGAAGTATTCTGAGCTCCGACCGGGATGTTATGCCCGATCAGACTAGGACCTGACTTTGCAATCAGGAACGGTTTGGCACGTAGTGTCTTCATATACTCCAATGGACCTTCTCCTTCCTCGCTCCAAAGCGCGTCCGTCACACTTCCTTCTTTGTGAAAGTTGTGTTTCAGACTAGCCGTAAAGTGAGCCGTCACGAATTGACTAAATTCGGACACTAAGGATACGTCCATTTTCGAGGGATCAGTAATCGTACTCAACTTTACGTTTCCAGGAAACGCTAACACTCGGTATAAGCCGAATAGCGTGGCCCAAAATCGTATCGTCCAAGTACAACCTGATCGTATCGAGGCTCTGTGAAGAGCTGGAATAATTGAAGGTAGACCGTTATGCCTTCGACCGACACGCGCCCCGAAGGGCGTGAGATCGTGCAGGCGTTGACCTCCTATCACCTGTTGGAGCATAGAAGATGAAGCTTTAAGGTAAATAACCAAAAACTTCATTCCTCCATGTTTATACAACTGATGGTATTTGGCCAACGTTGAGATGACCACTTTGACCACTGAAAGGTTCACACTCCGACCCAGCAACGCCACACATCCAAGGATGTGTGGAATCGCCGGTCGCCCAAGTTTTACCTTGAGCATGGCACTAAGAGACGCATAGTCAGCTAATAGTCTTGAATAGGCTTGAATTTTTATTCTTGTCATATCTCGATGTTTAGTTGAATTTCCTATGGTCTACTTAGACTTCGGTTTCCTCGCGAGAGGGCCGCAGCCAGCCTTGGAAGGCTTTGGTGTAGTTACCAATCAGGCTTCAAAGTGCTAATCGCACTGCCAAGATCGACCCCCCACATTCCTCTCGGAACATGGATTTCGGTTTTCCTCTCTTCTTCGTTTTTACCAAGAAGAAAGAACCTATCTCACTCAACAGATTGACCTCACCTTGACCTGTCTCACACGAGACTAAATAAGGAGGTTAGACTGTTGATTCATAGGCACTAGAATAGTGAACCTACCAACGTTCTGCTACCATCCGACTGTTAACCACGGTTGGTTGTTAGAAAAGAAGAAAGACCCTTTCCGGATCTTTAATCGATTCCCTTCCCTTCCCGTAAGTTCCAGTCGAACTTCGCCTTCGGGCGTTGCTCGTTAAACCTATTATGGTGGAACTTAAATAGTCTACGCGCGAGTCCAATCGGACGCGTGGGGAGGCAACTCCTATCAAATGCACGGTATTTTGAACCAAGCACTCGACAAG